GGGCGGGAGGGGGCACCGCATTTACCCAGCCCGTTCCACCCGCTCCGGGGGAGACTTCGTTATTCGACGTACTGCACTTCGAGGCCCGTCAGGGCACCCGTTGTGATAGCCGTTGTGACAACCGTCGCCACAACATCGAAGAAACCGCCTGGGTCGCTGGCAAGGCCAGCGGCTTCCCAAATTGGCTTGTTGCGAAGGTTGGCAGGGTACGACCCGCTTTCGTTCGTAACGTCCGTGATCCCGAATGCAGTGGCCAAGGAAACCAGAGAAGCAAAGAAGCTCGCGTTGACCGCCGTACCCGCGAGAGAGGGCTGTGTGCCGTCCGCCGCATCGCTGTAGTAGAGGCCGATACCGACCGTGCCAGCCGTCATTGCGCCCGCTTCAAACTTGACGTGCTTGACCTTGGCGTTCGTCGGGATGCGGACGTATTTGTACGTCGATCCCGCAGCGTCACCATCAAGGGGCGTCAGGTACTCGTTTACAGAGCGGAGATAGCCAGCCGAGCCTTCGCCGGTCGTCGCCTTCTTGGGCGGCGAGAGGGAAAGATTTGTCAGCGTGACGGACTTGAGAGCAGAAGTAGCCATTTGTTTTGTTCCTGATGCTTCGAGGGGATACGGTCAGGGAAACACTGGTTTCCCTGACGCTGTTCCTTACGGAGTGATGTCAGCCCCCGTTGTGTCGTAACACGCGATCTGGATGACCTTGCCGGGCTGTGTGCGCGTTGCGCCAAAAGACGCGGACGTGTACAGGTCGTAAGGTTCGCCAGACAGGTCGTTGCGGATCGAAACCCGGTTGGTTGTCTCGCGCCACATGCCGAGATGGAGGCCAGACTTGGCGAAGGCCAGCACGCCGCGTGTGTTCGTGGTGTAAGTCGGCAGGCGTTCCGTGTCGATGATGTCAAAACCGAGGAACCGCTTGATGCGGCCTTCGACAAGGACCGGACGGTCGCTGTACTCGGTCGAAACAATCTGCACCTGCTTGAGCAGGTCGGCTTCTTGCTGCGAACCCATGGCAATCGCAACCGGGTCCGTGTCGAGATCGACATGGTTGTGCCGGAAGATACGCTTGGCTTCGATGATCTTGGCGACCGTGAGGCCAGTAGCAGCCGACGCGCCGAAGCTATCCGCAATGCGGTATTTCGTCGTGTCGAAGGTTTCCGCCGAAAGGGAACCAGCATCAACGCCAAGTTGCGCCGTACCCGTGGCAGCGGAGATAACCTCATCGTCCCATGCACGGCCCACCGCGTTCGCGGCATTCTGCGCGTACATGGATTTCGGATCGACGATGGTTTTCAGTTCATCGAAGCTGTCAATAAGCTGGTCGATTTCGCCATCCTTCGGAAAGACCCACCGACGATCAAGCGATGCGTCCTGGCGGTTCTTGGGGGCGAAGCGGCCCGCAGGGGCCTTGAGTTGAATGGCACCAATCTGGTTGATCGGGGAGGCCATCTTGCCGACGTAGAACCCTTCGGTCACGCGACCGCGAAACTTGGAACCCATTTGCTGGAGCAGGAGTTCAAGGTTCGTCGAATACTGCGTCGTATAGAGTTGAAAAAGATTTTCGCTCATGGCGGTGTCTTCCTGTCCGGTGTTCGTTCACATTCACAATCTTGTGGCCGTGTCCGTTACCGGGGGCCGATCCCCACCAGACCCTCATCGGGTGTCTGGTGGGGGCCAGTTTGCTGGCTCCCCGTGGGATGGGGCAGACTGGCGATACTCCAAAAACTAATGCAGACGGATTTCCCTGTCAACACCTGTTTTAGAATTATTTTAATCTGCTCACCGGCCCGACCGGGCACGGGACGCTTCCGTGTCGTCCCCGCCAGCCACAATGATCTGGAGGTCATGCATTTCCTTGACTTTCTGAGAGTCGCCGTTGAGATATGCCTTGACCCATGTCTGGTCAGCCTTGAGCGAGGCAATGCGGTCTTTCGCCGCTTCCTTGGTGACAACGCCACCCGTGTGTTCGGAGGTGATGAACTTGTCTTCCCCGATCTTGGAACCGATATTCATGAACATCTTCATGACCTGGGAGTAGCCAACAGTGCTTTCAAGAGCCGAAACAGCTTCTGGCGTAACGCCAAGGGCCGCAGCCGCGCGGCGGGCGACGGCCATGTTGATGTCGTAATTCTGGCCGAGTTCCTTGCGCAAGGCATCGCGCTCGACCTGCACGGCGGCCTGCTTGGCCACTGTCTCGTCTGCACCGCGCTTGGTCGTGTATTCCGCAATGTCGCGGATAAGGGCTTCGCCCATGGCCTTCGGGACGCCGTGTTTCAACAGGGTCGGCTTGACGGCCTCAACAAAGTCTTTCAGTTCCTCGCGCGTGGCGAGATCGCCAACATCGTACCCGGAGGCTTCGGCGGGGCGGCCAAGACGGGTCCATACCTTGTTCCAGCCGTCGGCGTCGTTTGCGTCCTTCGGGAGGCGGACAAGCTCTGTCTCGGGGGCACCGATGAACTTCTGTGCTTCCTGATGTGACTTGATCGCCGCCCGCGCAACATCTTCAACCGGCTTGTCGGCAAGGTTCCGGTTCTGGAGGTATCCGGCGATTTCGGTATCATTACCATACCATGTGGCCGCCGGTTCAGATGGCACACCGGGAGGTGTGCTAGGTGTGCCAGGTGCAGCGGGTGCGGTGGGTGGTGTTTCGTCAGCCATTTTCGTTATCCTCGGTGTTTGTGGTCAATGGAACCCCCCTGTAGAGGGCGTAGAGTTCTTCCGTTGACAGGTTGAGGTGCTGCTGGATGCGGCACCATACCTCACGCCGACCCTCAAGGGCGGCATGAATACGTGGGTCGGCGTTGAACGTCGTTTCGTTCGCCCGACAAAACTTGGCAAGGTCCATCAGAACTTCCTGCACGGCAGGCTGCGCCTTGTCGAATGTGAGTTGGTAACTGCGCTTCCGGCCCCGCAGAAAATTGAAAGCCCGCGCCGCGCGTTCGTTGATCCCCATTACTGAACCCCTGTTGCGGCGTTGGCATCCACTTCCGCCTTCATGAGAGCGGCGGCGGCAGGCGCGGCCTGTATCTGCTGTTGTTTGGCCTGCTCTTGCGCGCGGGCCATGCGCTTGGCTGAAACCTGCCGGTCATCTGCCATCCAGCGCTCAGGTGCCGACTGGATTTCGGCAATCTCCGGGAGGGCCTTGTCGAAGTCGAAACGGTCCAGAAGGCTCATGTCCTGCGTGATTGCGACAAGTTCCTTCGCCACTTCAACGGTACGGATGAAGCCAGCCGCCTCCTGTGCCCGCTGCGCGCGGGACAGGGGTGACGTGTAAATCGTCTGATATTCGCCCTTGGCTTCCCGCAAGAGGCCGGGCATGGGGGCTAGGAGCCCGAGTTCGGACATGAGGTCAAGCTCGCGGTCGATCATCGGCCCAAGATATTCGGATTGCTGCCGCCCGACCGTTGGGGCCATCAGGATGCCCTTCTCGTTCGTCCGTTCGATGACTTCCGTTGCGGTCATCGTCGGGGTTTCGGTCAGTATCTGGAACAGGGTCACGAGGAAGGCGTCATTGATGAGGCTCCGCTCATCGTCCATCATTTCCTTGGTGATCTGGATATTTCCCGTCGGGAGAATGTCCACCATGCGCTTGCCATCGGCATTCATGCCCCCTTTGTTGAGAGCACCCGGTCGCATGGAAAAATCAACAATGCCGTCGTCGCCGGTCAACAGGATCGGGTCTGCCGCCCGGTGGCCAGACTTGAGGAAGATGCCCTTCTCCGCGTTGAGTGTCTTGAGAGCCGGGAGAACCATCATGGCGGGACCACGGCCATAGACTTCGCCGGGGGCCTGATCGTACCGCGTAATGGCTGCGGGGAAGCTGTTATACCCACCCTCGCTCATGAGGCACTGGCCCTGTACGCAGACATAGTAGGAAGCCCATGGCTTGCCCTTTTCGTCGAGGCGCTCGGGGTCGTAATCGTTACGCGGTCGGACGCAATGATAAAAATCGAACAGGGCATTGGACTTCTGGTCGTAAGCGGCCTGTAGCTGCTCTGGAATCTTGCCCTTGAACTTCTGGTGTGCCTGTGTCGCGGTCAGGCGGAACCAGCGAACGAAGCGGTCAACGATGCCTTGGTGGTTCTCGGCAAAAAATATCTCCCCAAGCGGCATGGCCTTGTAGCGTAAGCCGATTGCATTGTCATACTGTTTCCCGTCAAGTTCGTCGATGAACATGGCTCCGTTGCCGAAGGCCCCGAGGGACTGATAGTTCTGCTGGTTCTGCGAACTGAAGTTGGCGAGCGGCGAGTAGCGCATCTTGAACAGGCGGTGTGTCGTATCCTCGAACCAAATCCGAACCTGCCGATCTTTCTGCACATCGGGGTTGTTCGCCGCCAGTTGGTGCCACATCATGTTTCGCGGCGTGAGAAGACTGTCAAGGATCGCGGCGAACCGCGAAAGCGCCATCATGCCGGTAGCGTCAACCTGACGGCTCGTCTTCTTGGCACCGGGGGTGTTATACGCCCCGAAGAAAAAGGTGTTGCGGCTCGTCGGCAGGATAAGCTCCGCGACTTCCTCCCAATGGGTAGAGAACATCGTCCGCCATGAATGCATCTGCCCGAACTCTTTCAGGACCGACGCAACAATGTCCATTTCATATTGCGTCTGGCGCTTGTTCGGATCGTAGATCATGTCTGCCATTATGGGGTGTTCCATCCGCCAAGGAGCATCGACGCAGCCGGGGACATGAGGCTTTCAACCGGACTCGGTGCCTTCTTTTTCTTCCGTTCCAGAAGGTCGCCTTCAAGCTGTTTTTTCAGGATGCCGCCAAGCCCGAGATCGGACATAGCGGATGCGGGGGCCATGGGGCCGGAGCGTGTGCCTGCCATTTTCCGTGTCCAGAATTGGTTTGTGTCGTATTGCATGGTGAAACCTACACGCTGAAAATGTCAAAGTCAATGTCCTTGGCAACCGCCGCGTCGGGCCGGTCCGCCCGGTCGTCATACGCGACAACACGGGCAAAGCGTTTCGCCATGAGCCAGACACGGGTAGCCGACATGAGGTCATCGTTGAGCTTGACGATCAGGCCGTCCTTCCGGTGATAGAGCCGGAACTCGGAGAACCAGTCTTCGAGATGGGCCGCGACCTTGAGCCGCCCGGTCGCGAACCGTTCATCCATTTCCATGATGCCCGTCTCGGTCGAGTTGGAGCCGTCCTCAAACTTCGCATGGTGGGGGAGCATCCGCAAGCCATTGTCGCGGTACAGCTTGGCCATGGGCTCAAGGTTGCCGGTGTCGCGCTGGTGCCCGTCCTGCGGCCAGGCGACGGGAATGCGCGAGCCTTCAAACTTCCCACGGTGGTTCTGACGGACGCCTTCGTATTTGAGCATCGCGGCGGCATGCTGCCATGCGCGCGCGTCCCGCATCTTGAAGGCGTGGAGAATGTGGATGATGTCGGCATCCTTGTCCCACGCGCCGAGGACCGCCGCGAACGGGTGGTCGATCCCGAAATCAAGCGCCCACATCTTCGCCCAATGCGGCGGGACATAGGACAGGGTGGCCTCGCGGACCTGTTCCTCGCTGTAGGCGAAGATGCGGCCAGAGCCCAGCATGGGGATGCCCTTGGCGCGGGCCTCTCGTTCATGGGCCGGATAACCGGCGATGATCTTGGCCCGTTCTTCTTCCGGGATATGCAGGGCATCCTCGATTGTCATGGTGACGGTGCCCCGGTCGTCGGACTTTTCCTGAATATACCGCATGACGACGGATGACATGCCCAAGAGGGGTGTGAAGGTAATGAAGACCATGCCACTCGTCGCCGTGATGCGCGTCAACCCTTCCGAGTAAACGTCCTCCGGGGGTTCCTCGTCAAACCAGATGAAGTCAAGGGTGTCGCCCTGCCACTTGGAACGGCCCTGCTCGTAGGACTTGAACTTGAGGACAGACACTCCGCCGGAAACATGCCGTACACTGATGGTGTCATAGGCGTCCGACACGCCGCGCGAAAGCGACTTGTCCAAGATCAGGTCGCGCGGTATCATCCCGGTCCCGAACAGTTCCTTTACGCCGGGCTCCCCGCAGAGCTTCTTTTGCACAATGTCACGGGTCGAAAGTGAGGTGATGCCCGCCGCCCATCCCTTGACAGGGCGGTCCCACCTCCGGCCTTTCCAGTTCTCAGGGTAAAGGCCGGTCAGGTGGCAGGCGACCTCGAAGGCCCCCGTCTCTGATTTCCCGGACTGATTCGCGGCCATAAGAAGGCGCTCGCGCTTTTCAGAGCCCATATTCAGAAAGTCGGACTGTTTTGCATACGGGCGGAAGAAATCCAGCGCCCGCGTCTTTTTCATGTTGGCGAGTTCTTCCAGCCCGCGCGCCAGTTCGTTGAGTTGCTCAAGCTGCGCCTGGCTTATACCGTCCATTCCTCGTCTTCCTCATCTTCCACGATAACCGCGTCCGTCGCAGTGTTCCGGGGGTCAGTGGGGTCGGGGGCCATTTCGCTCTTGCCGTCAATGGTCAGGCCGACCTTTTTCAGGAGCATGGCCGGGTCGAGCCCGAGGGCGACGGCCTGTTTCTTGACACGTTCGATGACAGACATCATGTCGTCATCCCGTTCCACGACAACCCGGTGCTGCGTCTCCACGATCAATCCTGCCCTGTTGAGAACTTCCACGACGGCCTTGAAGTTGTCTTTATGGGTCTTGTCTTCCACAATGTCAAGCAGGCGGGATGAGGCGATGATGGCCCCTGTCCGAATGCGGCGGTCGGCTTCTTCCCGCATGGCCGCCTGGACTTTCTCGTTATGGGAAAGAAGCCACGCCATGTGCTTCGCCGTGTCGTGGCGGTTCTTGCCATACCCGGCGATGATCGCCGCCTGTGTGTGACCGTGCAGGGTCGGGTTCATGAGATAGGCGATCACGTATTTTTTCTGCATGTCCGTCAGGCGTCGCATTGCAGGCCCGAGGTCGTCATCGGCGGGCAGGGGGATCGAGATTGCGTTTTCGGTGCTCATTTGTGTCTTTCCTCTGTCTTGGTTTTGTATGTATATGCGGTCTATATTTTCGTGTCAAGGGCGGGGTTATGTCCCGCTCGGGATCATTTTTCGCGTTTCGGGGGCCATGTGTCAGATATTTTCCCGTTCGGGATCATTTTTCATGTTTTGGGCGGAAGTCTAGTCTATTAGACCCCAATTTCCAAAATCTCCGCGAAAAATCTACTTTGGCCGATCTATACTACAGC